CGGCGGGTCCACCCCCTTCTCGCCCGCCTCGAGCAGGATGCGCGCCATGTCCTGCGCCATGCGCGCGTCGGGCAGCGCGGTCATGGCCGCCGGCGAGAAGGCGTAGGGCGAGCCCGAGATCATGTGCCAGCGCGGCACCACGTAGGGGAAGTCGACCAGCCCGCCCTCGCGCAGGATCTTGCCGTGGTCCGCGTCGATGTAAACGATCACGAACGGTAGCTTGCGGCCGCCCTCGGTCTTGCCGTTCCCGCCACCCTCGACGTAATCGTACTCGTCGGCCGGCATGACGACGACGCGCAGCTTGACCTCCTGGCCCGGATTGTCCTTGCACGCCCTCTTGACACTCTCGTGCAGCCTGTCCGCGCCGAACTTGCGCTTCATTTGTCGGGCGGTCATGCTGTCCTTGCGGTGCAGGACGTCGACGTCGCCGATCTCGTTGTCGAGCCAGGCGCAATCGCGGATATGGTGGGCGCGGAAGAACAAGTGCGTGCGGCTCGGCGCCTCCTCGACCGACAGCACCGCGTTGCCGAAGGTCACGTAGTCGTGGTCGCCCTGCTTGGTGGCGCGGACGAATTTCGCAAACGGGTCGTAGACCCACGCCCGCACCGTTTTGGTGACGTATTCCAGGTAGCGGGCGTTGTCTTCCTGGGCGTCGACGTCCTCGTCGAGCGTGGTGGTGCGGAACCATTGCCGGTCGCGCGGGCGCAGCATGGCCGAGATCGAGTTGCCCAGCTCGCGCCGCATCAGCAGCGGGAACGAGTCCATCAGGTGCGCGGCGAAGTCCTGGCCGTAGGTCAGCGTGCTCGTGAAGTTGGCGCGCTCGGGGTAGAGGTTGAGCGCGATCTCCTGGCACAGGGAGTCGAAGCCGGACTTGTCGCCGAACAGCTTGTCGCCGAGGCTGAGCAGTTCTTTGGCGCGGCCGTCGCTCACGTCAGTCCCCGAGGGTGCGGTTGCTATACGCCGGCGCGCCGGCGTCGCGGCCCGTCAGGATGGTGGACTCGCGCCCCTGCTCGGCCATGACTTTGCGACGGGCACGCTCGCGCGCCTGCTGCGCCGCCGGGCCGTCCGGGTCAGGCATGCGCACCACGGGCTGCGGCTTGGGCGGCGGCGCCGGTTGCGGAGTTTTGAACAAGGCGGCTAGACCGGCCATTGCTTCCCTCGTGAGGTGGTGAGTTCGGAAGACGGATGTCGGATGTCGGCAGTCGGATGTCGGAAGACGGATGTCGGCAGTCGGCAGTCGGATGTCGGATGTCGGAAGTACGACTGGCACCAATGGCAACGTCAGTGCGTTCGCCGTCTTTCGACATCCGACTGCCGACATCCGACATCCGTCTTCCGAACTCACCACCTCACCCATACAGATCGGTGGTGTCGAGTGGCTTTGGCGCCGCCACCGGCTCGGGCAGGCCGAGCTGCAGCCGCCGCGCCTTGAGCCGATCGTCCTTGGTCAGGATCGGCGGTACGCCGGTGGGCAGCGGCGGCCGGTCACGGTACACGACGCGCGTCATGTCCGGCCGTTGCGGCTGCTCGGGGCTTTCGGCGAGCGCCACCGCCATCGGCAGCGCGCCGAGGCCGTACTTGGCAATCTCTTTCAGTCCCGACATTGTCTTCTCCCGGTGGTAAATCGGATGTCGGCAGTCGGATGTCGGAAGACGGATGTCGGCAGTCGGATGTCGGCAGTCGGAAGACGGCGAACGCACTGACGTTGTCATTGGTGCCAGTCGTACTTCCGACATCCGACTGCCGACATCCGACATCCGTCTTTGGTCATCTTCCCGTCCGCCGCCGCTTCAGATGCGCATACCCCACATTGCACTGCGTCTGCCGGCCGCCGCTCCCGCTGCTGCCGTAGCGCCCGCCGTCCGCGTGCTGGCCGCCGCCGCCGTCATACATACGGCGCCGGATGGCCGCCTGGCCCTCGCTCCACGCCATCACCGCGGCGTCGCCGCGGTCGGGCGAGCGGCCGAGCCGGACCTTGATGGCATCTTTGTCTTCGATCAGGATGCCGCGCGTGCCGACATCGAAGGTCGGCGCGGTGAGGTCGCCGGCCAGCACCGGGTCGTCGGGCAGAGCGAGCGGCGAGCCGCCGGCCTGGTCGGGGTCGAGCGCCTCGCGCAAGCGCCACCACGCCTCGGCGCGCTTGTTGACGAAGCCGAGCATCTTGTCCTTGGTGCGGGTGGTCGAACTGTTGGCGCCGTTGAAGCGCACGGTCTGGATGCCGTTGCCCTTGAGGTGCTCGACGACGCCGCCGCCGTAGCCGCCGCCGACGTCGACCACCACGGCCGCGCCGTCGCGGCGGTGCTGCACCACCAGCGCGGCAGCCGATGAGGGTGTGGGCGTGTCCTTGCCCGGCACGGCGACCAGCGGCGCGTACCAGGTGTCATAGCGCGGAGCCAACACGGTGTCGTCGGCGCCGCCGGCGGCGATGTCCACGCCGATCGCCGTCATCGGCACGCCCTCGGGCGGGCGGGGATTATCGTTCCACCGCTTCTGCGCCGCCCGCACCCATGCCGACGGGATAACCTGGCGCTCGTCGTCGGCGCGCGCCGCCATGAAGTTGCCGTCGCGCACCGCGCTGCGCCACGGCTCCTGCAAGTTGTCGAGCTGGGCCTTGTAGCCGGTGCGCACCAGGAACGGGTTGTCGTCGACCGAGGCCGGGATGAAGGTGCGCGACAGCGGCCGGTAGGTCTTGCCGTCGAACTCGCGGGGCTGGGCCCCGTCCACCTCGAGATCCTTGCCGTCCGGGGCCGTAACGTACCAGCGCAGCTCGCCCGGCTTGGCGGGCTTGGCATGCGTCAGGTCGAGCCACGGCCGGAACATCCCGATCACCCACTCGCCGGTAGTGGACACCGGCGGGTTGGAAGCCAGCACCGTGCGCGTGCGCCGGCCCTCGTCGGTGGTGCGCACCCAGCCCATCAGGAAGCGCACTTGGCTCTCGGCGAACTGGACGGCCTCGTCCAGAAATAATCCGTCATGGGGCTGGCCTTGCCAATTCTGCTCGTCGCCGAGATGATGGGCGGCGCCGAACTCGATGAGGCGGCCCTCGCGGGTGCGCAGCTTGGGCGGGGCCGAGCCGTTGAAGCCGTCGCGCCCGCCATTGAGCTTCAGCGCCTCCTCGATCAGCGCGCCCAGGTCGGTGTAGCGCCGCCGCATGATGAGCGAGCGCTGGTGCTGTGTAAAGGCGCAGCCGACCAGCAGAAAGCTTTTCCCTCCGCCGCCTTGGCCGCCATACAGCAGCACGTCGGCGCGGCAGTAGTAGGCTTGCGTCTGCGGCCCGACGTTGGGGATCCACGGCATGCGCGCCGTCGCCGCCGCGATCTCGGCGTCGATCTTGGCCACCTGCTCGGGCGGCAGGCCGTGCAGGCGGCCGATGATTTGGTCCAGCAGCTCGGTCACGGCGTTGCTCAGATCGTAGCGTTGACTTGGTCGACCTGGAGGTGGATACGCTCGACATCCGCCTCGTTGACCACCTCGTGCAGGCGGTCGAAGCGCACCTCGTAGAGCCAGCCGGGCGCCAGGTGCACTTCGACGCCGTCGTCCGGCCAGCGCATGCGGATGGCCGGGTGGCTGACCAGCGGCACCTGGAAGCGCCGCCAGTCGGCTTCGGCTGGCATCCAGTCGTCGACGTGCGGCGGGATGTGCTGGCGCGGCTCGAGACGCCTGATTACGACGCGCGCAAGCGTTCCGCCGAGGTCGAGCGACTCGATCAGCCCCCAGACCTGCGGCGGGAAGGTTTCTTTCAGCACCACGTCGCACTTGTATTTGCCGGGGGCGCTGTGGCCGACGCTGACATAGGACAGCTGCGGCAGCACCGCGAGCGCCGGCAAATGGTCTACCGGCTTGATCTGCCGGTAGACCTCGTTTGCAGCAAGACGAGCCACGGGAACCTCTTATAGATCCACGTCGGCCGCCGGAAGGAGAAGACCTGACAGCGCGTCGGTCGAGACCGAGCGATTTTCGAACTTGCGACAGCCGCCGACCACGCCGAGCTCGTGCGCACCCGTCACGTCGGCATGACCACACATGTTATAGGCGATGATGCCGCTGTTGTTCGGGCTCGCCGTGTCGTTGGAGATGAACAGGTTGCCGGCCGTCGCCTTGCTAGAGAGGAAATTCGAGCGCACATCGACAAACTGCAGATCCTTGCCGGTCGTGCAGGTGATGAGCGTGGCGAGCCCTGTTCCTTCGCTCACCACGAAATTGCTCTGCACCACCATATCGCGGATATCGTCCACGCATAGGACGAAGCCGAGCGTGGCCGCATCCGGCGTGACGAAGCGGTTCCTGAGGATCTTGGCCCCGTCCGACGTGTTGGCCAGACCCGAGAATTTGATGCACGATTTGAAGTTCTCATCGACCACGTTGTCCACGAACTCGTTGTCGATGCTGGTGAAGCCCTTGGCAGTCACGTCGAAACAGGTGACGACATCGGCATGGCCGGACGCGAACACGCAGTTCCGCACCGTCACGTCGGCCGCGGACACCAGGAACGACACGGTGGTGGCGAGGTCCATCAAGAAGCGCGGGCGCTGGTTGTAGGTGCCGAGCCCTGTGATGGTGAGGCCGGGCACGTCCGCCGTCAGCCCGCCGGCGCCGGTGATGGTCTCGGCGTGGTTCGGCATGATGACGATTTCGGAGCCGGAGTTGTCGTCCGCGTCCTTGCTGTCGAGTTCGTCGATGGCGGCCTGCAGCGTATTGAGTGCATTGCGCGGGGAAGTGCCCTCCACGCCTGCCGCGCCGTTGACCGAATCGACGTAGAGGCGCCGGCCGCGGACCGGGTACTGGCTGGGTCCGATGGCGACGCCATGGACGTACATCAGCGGCGCGATGCTGTCGTACTCGACGGCGCGGCCGTGCAGGGATAGGAGGGACATGGGATGTCTCCGTTGTGCTGTTGCTGGTTGCTGGGTGGAGATACCGGTACACACGAAACCCGCCGCGGCTTGATCCCGGATCGCGCTTCGCGCGTCCGGGAGGGCGGGCGGACTTGGGGGACGCGCTGCGACTTATGCTACGGTTGGGTTTAATGGTTCAAGAAATCAGTCGCGTAATATATCTTATGGAAAATCAGGCACTTACGCCATTGTTTGTTCTTCAAATATTCCGCTCTGTTGCACTATGTGCAACAGGGTGTTTTCGCCCTATACGGCGCCGCGGTTCAGCGGCCTTCAGGCTGCCGATTTTGTCCTGCACGCGCACCAGCAACCGCGCCAGATTGCGCAATCCCATTTCCGCCAGCTCTGTCTCGCTCAGCGACAAGAGCCGCTGCGCGTTGATACCGTCCCGCTGCCGTGCGCTCATGGCTGATCCCCTGTTCGCCGCTCGCTGCTCTCTCAGCTCGTCGGCGGCTTGCCGATCTCCTCGAACAGGATGGTGCCGTTCGCGGTCACCTCGTCGGCCGGCGCGGTGATGCGCACCACCAGGCGCTGACCGACCTCGAGGATGATCTCCTCGCACTCCTCCCATGCCCGCCACATCCAGCCCTGCTGGATGTTGAAGGCATCGGCGACCAGCGTCACCGGCGAGCCGCCCGAGGCCGGCGTGGTGTTGTTGCGCTCGACCGCGCTGGCCGCGGCCGGCGCCGCCGTCCAGCCGGCCAGGTTGGCGGGCGTGACGGCCGCGCCGCCCGAGCCCGAGGCCGTGTGCCCGCGCATGATGAGCACCGACAAGATTTCAGCCGCCGCGTCGCCGAAGTCGGAATACTGGCCGAGGCGGACTTCCTTGATCTTGACGCGGCTGGTGGCCGGCGCCGTGATCTCGAACGCATCTTGGGCGGCCGTCACGGCGATGGCGTTGAAGGTGGCGGTGAACAGGGGCATAAGCGTCCTCTCCCGAGGGGCGTTGCGTCGCGGCGGCCAGTATGCCTAGAACGGGTCACAGGAGGCGCACGATGGGCACGTACATATTTATCACCGCGGAATTCCAGGCGATCACGGCTTGGACGTGCAGCGTCTGATCCGCCGCGCCGAAGAAGCGCTTGAGCAGCGCGGCATCGAGCACAAACGTCAGCACATTGGCCCCGACCGCCAGCGCGGCGACGACATCGATTCCGCCCGCCGTCGTGCCGATCTTCACGCCGCCGGTCACGGCATTGGCCGTCGTATTCTCGACGTGGACCGCGTCGATGGCCCAGCCCGCCGGGATGACGATCGTGGTGTTGGCACTGATCGCCAGGAAGGCCAGGGTCCGCGAATTGTCGCCGCTGCGCCAGGGCATCTCACACGTCCAGTCGGATGTCGGCAGTCGGATGTCGGATGTCGGAAGACGGATGTCGGAAGACGGATGTCGGATGTCGGCAGTCGGATGTCGGAAGATGGCAACCGCACTGACGTTGCCACTGGTGCCAACCGTACTTCCGACATCCGACTGCCGACATCCGACATCCGTCTTCCGACATCCGTCTTCCGACATCCGTCTTCCGACTAGGCGTACAGAATGCGGCCATGAACATCGTCCACGCCGACCACCGTGGTGTCGGTATCCTCGACGTTCGCCGTTATGGCGTAGGCGATGCCGTTCTCGAACGGCTCTCCTATGGGCGACGCCGGAGCGTCGTAGCCTCCGCGGGCCGGCAGACAAATGGTCCAGGCCGGGACATCCGTGCCAACGGTCGGAGCGGACGCTTTATCGTACAGCTTGAGATATTTGTCCTGGTTCGTCCGGTTGTAGGCCGCGCAGCCGTAGATTTGTCCGGCCGACGCCTTGACCGAGGTGGCATTGGTGCTCGCCGCACTCTTGAGGCGGTGGTGCTTCGTTCTGTAGGACCGATATGTAATGGGATTTCTGTAGGACGGCATCTCTCATCCCTCGTGCGGCTGAACACCGGTCGAGGCCGCGCCGTTGACCGGCGCCGGCTCGGCGGGCTGCTGCTGCGCCTGCGCCGGACTTGCCCCGGACCCCGATCCGGGGTCCCCGCTCGCCAGCAGGAACGCCAACCGCCGCGCGCGCTCGAAGTCGCTCAAGCGCACCTCGATCGGCGCGCCGTTTTTGCCGGTGTGCTCGTGGCGCTCGGTGAACATGCCGAGGTGCCTGGCCAGACTGTCGAGCGCGCCCTTCTTGTCGTGGTAGCGGACCTTGAGGCCGCCGTCCTTGGTCTGCTCGACCGACGCGATGGCCGCCGCGGCGTGCGCGGGGATGTCCGCGCTGGACCTGACCACGACGCTGTTGACCATCACCGCCTCGCCGGTGTCGGCGTCCTGGGTCGCCACGCTGCCGCCCCAGGTGATCACGTCGCGGATGTCGGAAAACCCGAGCTTGGCGTATTCGCCGACGATGCGCGCGACCGTCACGCCGAACTGTTTTGCGGCCTGCGCGGCCACGGCGGCGTGAAGTGCTTCGAGCCTTGGCAAGATCTTAGCGGTCGCCAATAGCTTTGATGCCGCCACGTGACGCGACTGCGCCTTCCACTTGCGCGAGCCCGGATAAGCATGCGCATAGGCCGCCGCGCCGTTCGGCTCGAGCGCATAGCGCTGGCAGAATTTTTCCTGCGCCGGCGTCAACCGCTCGGCGCCGCTGCGGCGCTTGCCCACCGGCGTCACATCTCAAACCATCGCCAGTCGCGGGGCCGGCGGTCGGCTATCGCGTGCTTCGCCGGCTCCACGAGTTCCATCAACCCCGCCGCCGGTTCCACATTTGGAACCTCGGCCGCCCGCTGCCACACCCCGGTATCGGGATCCCACAACCAATCCGCAACGCCGGGCGGCGCCGCAGCCCGCAGCAGACGGTCCTCTTCTTCCCGCGCCGCCGCCACCAGCACGCGCTCGGCGGCTTCGATCAGATCGTCCTTGACGATCCGCTGCTCGCGCTCGATCACGCGGAACACGGCCTCGGCGATTCTCTCCGCCAGCTCGCGCATGGCTCCCTCGCTCGATATATGGCTTACGACTTCCGGCCGCGGGGCGTGCGCGCGAACTTGCGCGCGACGGCGATGGGCGGGCACTTGCGCCGCGCCGCCTTGCGCCCCTTGCGCGTGGTGCACATACCCATGTACCGGCGCTGCTTGGCGGTCTTGCCCGGCATGAGACTGTCCTGAACATGTCCTCGGGCTTGGCCCGAGGAACAGCGAAGGGCGCCGGACCGATGTCCAGGCGCCCTTGGTGAGCCGCGGAGAAACGACACGCCCCGCACCGCGGTAGCGTAGCAATCCGTTGCACCAAATCACCCTTACGTGTCAAGTGCTTCGGCGCGCCGCTTCGCATTCTGCCGCGCCCTGTGGCGCGTCCGCACCACGCGCGCCGCGGCGCTCCCGGATAGCGCTTCGCGCTTCCGGGACAAGTTTTTCCCGTCGCGCCGCCTGGCCGCTTGACACGCACCGTGTATGCTGCTAGGTATGCTGCTGTGTCTTACATCCGACAGCCGGAGCCCCCATGGCCCGCCACACCATCTATCTCCCAGGCCACGTCCTCGGCCGCCTCGACAGCCCGGACAACTTGTCCGGCCGCATCGCGGTCATCCTCGACCGCTATTTCGAGACGCTGCGCCGCACGCGCATTGAACAGCGCTTCACCGAGCCCGAGCTCGACCTCATGACCGAGGCCTGCATGTCCTGGCTGGCCGAGCCTGCCGCCACGGTGTTCGGCGGCGTCGCCCTCGAGCTCGAGGACAGCCGCGCCGACGGGCTCGCCGGCAAGTGGGGCGTCGATCTCGACGCCCTGCTCGCCAAGGTCGGGACGCTCGGCCCCGCCGACGACGTCGCCCTCGTCGAGGCCATCGAAACGCGGCGCCGCCGCCCCGCGCACGGCCCCGGTTTCGAGACCAACGGAGAGGCGTGACATGCCCGGCGCCCGTGGCCGTGGCCGCTCCTGTCCGGAGTGCGGCGCTCCGATCGCGGGCTGGCGTGCTGCCACCTGTTCGCCGGCTTGCGCCAAGGTGCGGCGCCGGCGCCAGTACCGCGCGGCCTACTACGGCATGCTGGAGCGCGATGCCGGCCGCGTGTGCGGCGTCCGCAAGACGCGCCGCCAGAAGCCCGGCTACTACGCCGCAGTCATCGACCGGCGCCGCGTCAAGCGCGAGACCGATCCGGCCTGGGCCGAGCACGAGCGGGCGCGGCAGCGCTCGTATTGGGCCGAGGCCACCGGCGAGCAGCGCCGGCGCCGGCGCACCGCCAACCGCCGCTCCTACCACCGCGCCCTCGAGCGCATCGCCGCCCTGCCCGAGCCCGCGCGCGGCCGAGCGTTCGAGGCTTGGCTCGCCATCCGCCGCGACCGCAATCGGCGCACCCTCGCTAAGCTGCGCGCCGACCCGGCGCGCTACGACGCCTTCCTCGCCGCCGTCCGCGACATGCGGCGGCGGCGCGTCTTGCGCCGACTCCTCGACAGCATCGACATGGAGACCACAGATGTCACGAGTATCTAACACCGCAGCGGCTAGCCACCTGGCCGTTGCCGCCCTGGCCCCGCCGACGCCGTTGGACAGCGGCGCCCTTGCCGCCTACCACGACGAGCTGGTCACGCTCGACGTGCCCGCCTTGCGCCAACGCCTGGCCGAGGCGGTCGAGATCACCGCCCACCATGTTGCGCGCATGGCGCTGGCGTGGCGCGAGCTGGAGCGCCGTGGCGAGGATCTATCCGCCCTGCGCACCGGCATGGGCGCGTACCTCTCCGCCGTCGCTGCCGGCCGCCTGCTGCCGGAAGCCGTGGTGCGGCTGGCCGGCAACCGCACCGCGCTGCGGGCGATTGCGCTTTTGTCTCTCGATGAACAGCAGCGCCTGCTCGCCGCCGGCGCCGTGCAAATCAAGGACACCGCGGAGCCGGTGCCGCTGCACCGGCTGCGGCAGACCGAGATCAGCCGCGCCTTCGATACGGTCAACGGCCGCGTCCTGACCGTAGCCGAGCAGAAGAGCCGCAAGCGCAGCCGCATGGGACCCACGCGCACCGCGCGCTTCCTGCTGTTCATGGCTCCCGACCAGCACGCCGCGGTGCAAAAGCGTGCGCGCGACCTCGGCATCAGCGCGGCGGAGTTGATCCTGCGCACGCTGTGCGAGGCTGGCATTACCGCCGGGCAGTCCCGTGAACAATGACGGCGGGCGGGCGCCGGCCGTCACCCAGCGCGGCGCACGGCATTGTCAGGTGTGCGTGCCGGCGAGCTGGT